GTAGTCGTCAACCCTGTGAGAATATGGCACCCAAGGTAACTAGTGATCTACCTTTTAGAGCCATCCTCATAGGCCACGGCAACTCTTGCGGACTCACATGTTTTGGCTGGTACGCCAATTGTGCGTACAGCGTGAACATGGACCAGTCATTCAGACTAGAGTCCCATAGGAGTCCAACCAACCTCTGTTCCATATCTGCCCCATTATTTTCGGGCAGCATATAGTGTAAGAGGAGGATTCCGGGATCACGACGGGTGGATCCATAGCGTTGCCTTCGACCTAGGAACTTAACGTCTCCTCCGATCTCTGTCTTGTCGGAGTTCAGTGTCATTCCTAGCTTTGAGGCAAACTGGCGCCACTCCTCTAGCTCAGCGCGGATCTCTTCCTTGCTGAGCCCTAGGGCAAACAAACTATCATCCCCAACGGTGTGTAGTTGTCTAGCCCGTCCGCGAGTCATGGCTTTAATCAAGATCCAATTAGCGATTGAACCAATAATCGCTGTGAACCTTGATCCAGATGGAATACCAGTATGCTTGACGAATACCCTCCCGTCAGGCATCATGATTGGCGTGTGAATAAAGTAATGCTCCAGCATATCGAAGACATTCTTATATTCACTCCCAAACGCCTTCCTCACGATGCCAAACACGAACCTAATTAGGAACCTTGGTACGGTTGAATCAAACCGTGACCAGTCTAAACCGACTACGGTTCCTGCTCGCTTCGTGTGATCAAGCGCCATAGCTACCCATCGTTTAGTTCTAGGTAGTATAGGCGCACACCGGAATAAGAGTGCCTCTTGATAAGGTTCGGCGAAGCTCCCCTCTATAAGATTTAACTCAAAGGGGTAGCCCCAGACGAGCCTTACCTTAGGACGACTACGTGGAGCAAGTTGTGTCCTGAGGTAAGCCAAACATGGCGGTAAGCGACAGAACGGCTGCTTTCCACACTTGGCTCTTTCAAAGATGAGTTGAGCTCGGGCTAAACCCTCCGTATAAACATCAAAATCAGTGCGTTTACCCATGCGTCCATAAAGGCGCCATGAGGCTCCAGGCGAGCTAGGTTCCACACTGACTTCATTCAACGGTTTCGGTTTTAAGCCCTTGACGCCAAAGACACGAAAGGCCTCATTCATAGCGTCGCTCAACCGAGCCCTTACATCGTCATCAAGTGCTGACCAGGCAATGTCGTTGTGGTCGTATTTCCTTAAGCTTTCATATAACAGCTCAAGGCTCGCACCAGAACGTGTGAAGTGACGCGCTAGGTCTCTAACCTCCTTTCCGAATAAACGACTAACGTTGTCAGCCGCACGTCGATCCACCACGTGGCCGGTCTTCACCACAGCCAAAATCGGCGTGAGTGGTA